AAACGTATGTAAATTTTAATGACATAGCATTTGTTGTACCGCCGGCTTGTAGAAAACTATTTCTTACATTTTTTGCTCTTCCAATAATTGGAATAGAAAAGCTCTGTGTCGCGGTCACGACCGGGGTCACGCCAAGGTCGGAGCCTGTGAGAGTCAACAAGGGTACCCCCAATTCTGTAACATTTCTAGTATATATATCGTCAGGTTTAATAGTTTGAACTACTAGATTTCCTACTTTAACTTCTATTTTGATGATTTGATCCACAGTTGTACCTGTATAAATTACATCACTGATAGCATCACAATCACTTGGTAAGTAAAATGTCTGTGTTTGAGATGTCGTCGTGGGACTAAGGTCTAGAGCAGAATTTCCTTGTATATGAGTCATTCCAGAACCATTTATGTATTCAGTGGTACATTTTGTAAGAAATTGCGACTCGATAAGTTTAGTTTCATCTGCTTCGTTGGCCCTACATACAGATTGCGCCCCTGATGAATTAAAAGTTTTGATAGCAACGTTATCTATACCCATTTTATTTACTTTTATAAATACATTTTATTTTTATTTTTAAAACTAATTATTGTTTCGTTTAAAAAGGTTAGATTTAAATAATTACATTTAGTAAATGCCAGATTTTGAGTGTTCTGTAAGTGAACTAAATGGAAATGAAAATGAAAATGTAAGTTCAAAAACTAAAGAAACTGAACAAGAAGAGTCTCCAAAGAGTATCTTATCAAAGGGCAAACAGTATATGAATCTAAATTCTGATTTAAACAGTTCGCTCTTTTCTAAGCTAACAGAGGAGAAAAATGTAAGAATTGTATTACTTGTCGTTATAGCGTATCTTATTACAAATTCAACACAGTTTACAGAATTATTAGGAAATTCCTTTCCTTATCTAGTTGATGCAGGTGTTACCAATTTAGGTGGTAAAATAGTAATCTCTGTTATTATAGGAGCTTCTATAGTATTATTTACTTCTTTTTTCCAGGCCCCATAAAATTATCTTTGCCGGTTATATTATTTTCAAGTTTTTCTAAAAGTCCAGGTAGACTGAAATCTTGGGGCTTTTTAACTTCTTTGCTTTTTGGTTTTTTCCAGTTTAGAACGCTTTCTAGAGATGTAGTAATAGGAACACATGTACTTTGAAATTCTCTACAAGGACCGTGAATACCTTCATTTTCTGACATGCATTTCTGACAAAGCCCACTAGGACTAAGCTTAAAATAGATGTGATTATTTGTATGAAAGTCTTGTTTATTTTGACAATACTTAGACTTCGAGTTTATAAGATACATACATTTATCTTTAACTTGAGAAATAGCGCGAATATCCTCTGTGCGATATCCTGCCGCGTGTAGTTTAAAAAATTTTTCAATTGCTTTATACTCTACGGATGTCCTACTAAGCGTTACAAGATTTCCAGAACTAGTTTCTACGGTTTCTTCTGTTTCTACGTATTCTACAAGTCCGTGTGTTTCTGTAATTTTTTTAGCATCGCTTCTTATGCTTGTATCTTTTACCAAATGAAATGTATCTGTATTATAAAAATTAAATAAAGATTCATCTTTTTTGGTTCCAGTGTACACGTCTTTGAGTATATATATTCTTTCTTCGTAGTGTTTAATACCATCAGAAATAGTACATTTATCAGAACCTACTAATCTAAGTCCATTGTTTTCATAAACACATTTGTCTATTATTTTTTCCCAAGAATCAAAATGTTTATCATTCTTTCCAAAAATATTCGTTAAGTTAATAATGAGGTTTTTGCGAATACATTTAGCAGTTTCTTTATCTACTATTATATAAGGCCAATGAAGATGAAAACCCTGTTTAAGATACAATTTACCATTTTTAGTTACTTCCTTGTTTTTATCAGCTCCCGTGACTATACAAACTAAAGAATTATTTTTATACAAATTACTTAAAGTAGTCTGTATAGTACAAACGTATTCATCTAAATTTATAATTTCCTCTGATAAGACGTCAAAATCTACAAAAAATTTAAAAAAATCAGTTTTTTTCTCAACTATACAGTTTTTAAATTTAATGTACTTACTATACATTTCTTGAAAAGTTTCATGATCAGATGAAATGTCTAATTTTCCTCCGTTAAACATAAAATGTGTTATAGTCTGTTTAGTAGAATCTGTTACCATTTTCCCAGTAGAAAAAAGCCAAACATTTAATGGATTTTCCATTGTATAATTATATATAAATTATTTCTCTAAATTACTAAGCTTTAAATTTAATAGTAATAGGGCAGTTGTTTGTATAGATACCCTTTACAGCGCTAGGCGAAAGAACCGTTCTTTTACCCTTTTTCTTACTAGTCATAGTGTTTATCATATCTGCATCTATGAATCTAATATTTGTTAATGCATATTCTAGAATTTTATTATCTATAAACCATCTAAAAAAATTAAGTTGTCCTACAGTGGTTACTATTTCTTGTTCTGAAATATTTTCATCTGTATATTCTCTCCACTTAAAGGTATTTGTATTTATTATTAGACGTTTCTGTCTACAAAATGGGTCAAAAAATTTTTTAGAATAAGCCTTTAACTGATTTTTATAGTCAAGATATATATTAAAATAAACTGTCTCATTTGAATTAACTAATGGATAAATTATATTGTATTTTTTTGCATAATTTGTTACCAACCAATCTAAAAGCCTAAGACTAAGAGGTGTGTTTTGGTAAATAATGTCTCTAAAAAGAGAAATTTTAGATTTATAGTAATTTAATAAAAAATTAACAAGAGTTTCTTCTTTGGTTGTAAAAGACATAACAAATTTAAATAAACTATTGCTTTAAATTTATTTAAAGATAGTACCTAATTAAAGTTTAAACATGTTACAAGAAATCACAGATGAAAACTTTAAAAAACAGATAATTTTTCTACTTAATAATAATTGGACTGGAAAATCTGATATGTATTTTCCACTTCAAAATTCTGTAAATATCGAAAAGAGATACATCTTTAAACTAAGAAATTTTGATTATCTTTTTTATAAAAAGAATACTCAAGAAACAAAACGGGCAATATTGTTTCTTTTTTTAGACCGCGATGGAATGAATACTGCAGTGGTCATATTTAAAGACTTTGTAATCTATAAACTAAATTTAGTTTGTCCAGATGAATATTACATTTGTAGTATTTTTGATATTTCTTACACCGACGCTGAAATTTGTATATATGATACGTTTTCAATTTCTGGTAAAAAAATTAATAAGTATTCATATGTAGATAGAATATCAGAGGCTTTAGTATTTAAACAAAATATAACAAATTGCAACATAAGTATTAAAATAACTGAATATTCTCAATGTATTAATGCTTTTTCCAATGATTTTAAAGAAACAGACGAAATTTTTATGATTCCAAATGAGTTACCTATTATAACAGGTGTAAATTATTCATGTTTTAAATGGAAACCTTCTAATTTAATCACTTTTAGTCTTCTAGTAAAAGAAATTAACGACGACTTGTATTTGTATAGCACTATTTTTAAAAATGAAACACTTTTTGCTAAAATTCACTTTAACGACCCAGAAGGTCGTAAATACATAGAAACTATTAAGGGTTTAGAAAATTACACTGACAATTGTATCATAGACATAAATGTTTCTGATAAAATTGAAATTATTGCAGTAAACGATTTTAAAACAATACCGAGTACGGTTAGGTCTATAGAAAAAATACTTTCCATTAAACAAGAAAACTTAAAAATTGAAGATATAGACTTTAGCTAGAATCATTAGATAAACTTAAACTTAGACTCTTTAAGAGTCATACTAACGGAATCGTTATCATTTAATTATTAAAATAATAAAATAATGCTAAATTGCTTTATTATTTTAATGAAATGTTTTATTAATTACATTTATTTACCACATGCCGAAACGAGCCATGCGCTTCTTGCGAAGGCGGTAGGCACGACGCGCGGCAATCGCGGTCTTGGTCATCTTGAGCTTCCGGCGCTTGCGACGGCGGAGCTTCTTGACCGCACGACGAACACGACGCTTCTTTGGCGAGAGCATATGCTGCTTACGCTTGAGGACCTTGGCGTCAATGTAGTGACGACCCGACTTGGTACGATAGAAAAGACCGCCATTAGCACCGCGGTGGAGCTTGCGACGGCGACCGCGGACAGTTACGTACGCGCGCGACTTTGGTAGCGACTTAACGTAGTGACCGCGCTTTGGGCGGCGACCAGGGGAGCGCTTAGCCTTGCGCGCACGGCGCTTCTTACCGAAGAACATAGACATAAAACCACCAGACATATTTATTTTAATATAAACAAAAGAAAAAAAATAAAATTAAATTCAAAAAAAATAAAAATAAATTAAAATAAAATTTTAATAAATTTTGAAACTACATTTTCTTTGAAATCGTGTAAATTTAGAAAAGCTAATAGAATTTTTTTGTCTACGTTAATTTTTTCAAATTTAGCAGGAATTTCATATTCAAATTCTTTGAAGATTTGCCTAGAAACGTTGTAATTGAAATTGGATGTTTCTTTATTTAGCGTTTTCAAAACCTCTTCTATATTCTTATGTTTTTTGATTAGATTAAAAGATGTTACCGGCCCTATTTGCGGAATTGGGTCAGTATAATCGCAGCCAGATAGAATACAAAAGTCTACAAAAGAATCATGCGTCATTTCAAATCTCTCAAGAACTAGACCAGTGTTTATCTCTGTTATATTTTTATTAATAGACGTTTTAAGTATAAATGGGCATCCAAATGTTGTAGCATCAGTGTCGTCTGTAACTGTATAATCAACTAGTCCATTTTTTTGAAGAAAAGCGCAATACTTTTCTGCATCTTCTGGAGCAGTACAATAAGGTATGCCAGCTTTTTCAAGAAGTTCTTTGCTTTCGTCTACATGAGACTTCTTAATAACTATAAGCTGAGAAAGTATTTTTTGTATTTCTTCCTCAGTTGCCTTTGATTCTTCTTCTGTTTCTGCTTCCTTTGCTCTAAGTTCTTCAAGACGCATATACATTTTTTCTTTTGTAGCTTGACGCTTTACAAGAGTAACTTTTTTAGCTTCTGGAGGGACCCCGTCAAAAATAAAAACAGGAAGTATTCCATTCATAAGATAAAATTTAATTCTATTTGCAAGTCCTACTAAATGAGAATTTTCTACTTTTGAGGCGTATTTAAACTTATATAGCAGAATACTGCAATCAATCGCTACGCGGCAATTTTTATATTTTGAAATATCAAAAGTTTGAACAGCGTCTGGTGCATATTTTTTAATAATGGTATTTAGTCCTCGAATACCCATTGTTAATTCAGTATATGTTATTCTTTTAAGTAATATCTTTTTTTGTAAATTATCAACGTATCATTCTCTAAATGCGTATTCTAAAAGAGAAACTTCTTCTGTTTCTTCCGTGGTCATGTCAAGAACTCTTTTTTGTTTTGGAAATTTTGGATGTATTTTGATGTCATTATTTCTATAGTATTCAACTTCTTTCCAAAATGTTTCAAGTATTGGGATATTTTTATCTAGCCAACAAGAATCTCTATAAACTCTTACAATATTCATAGTATCTGGTGGAAGATACTCTATAAAATCTGCAACTCGAAGATTACATATAAATAAATTTAATTGTACCTGAGGAAGATAATATTCTGGAATTTTCCCAAATTTAATTTTACGTCTGTAAGGACATTTTACTTCCAAAAGAACAGGTTCAGCATTTACATCATTCTTTGAAATAGCTATTCCATCTGGAGAACCAGCCATCCAATAATAGCCTTGATTATGATATACGTCTTCGTGTGCAATAAGACCGAAATTATAATTAACTTGGTCTGTTAATTCACAATATTTGTCTATAGCTTCATCTTCGTACTTTTGTCCATGTCTTGTTGCTATATTTCCAACAAAAGGCTTTGGGTCAAACCCACATTTTTTAAAAAGAACTTCGTGTGGTTTTTGATATGGATTTAGACCTAAAACTGTTCCCGCGTCGGAGCTGGTTAGTTTATTCTCACGCTGTTTGAACCACATATCAGACCGCTGTTCATATTGTGGAATCTCTAATAATTTATTTATTTTGTCCATTATATAAAGAATATAAAGTAACTTTAAATTAAAATATTAAATTAATATAATTTGTAATTTAAATGGAAGATCCAGACATTCTTTACACAATAATTAAAAATAGAACTCTGTACGATAACGAACAATTTTGCATCGTAAACAAAATGTTTTATACTATAACAAAGCTTATTAGTTCTGAACAAATTAATAAGTTATATTATTTTAAAAAATTAAAAAGAAGAACTATATTTCCAAAGAAGAAAAAAATGAGACATAATTACTACACATTAAAGAATATGTACATCAACAAAGAAGAACAACCTATTTTATTTTTTTAGCTTTTTAACTGTAACACTTGGAGCATTCTTTTTCTTTAGCTTTTTCTGGTCGTATTCTTCAACCGTCTTTGCTTTCTTTTCATCATAATTCTTCTCGCAGTATTTCCAAAGCTCTTTTGAGCCAATTCTAAAATTTCTATTAGGTTTTGCTCTGTACCAAAATACACAATCTTGAATATTATTACTTTTTGAAGTATTATCAAGAACTAAACAGTCGTAACCTTCTGTACAACTATTTAGTACGTCTTGAAATATACCAAAGTGTGGAAAAATTCCAAAGAAATTTTTATAAAGCTTTTCTTGATTTTGAATGATGTTTTCTCTTAGAATAAATACGTAATCTATATTAGCTCTTAAATCGGGTGGTAAGTCCATACAATATTGCATTGTAAGCATGAAAGTTATTCTCCAATGACGACCATTCATAAAAATACCACGAATATTTGTATCTCTTATCATACGTTTATCATACATACAATCATCTAATAAAACAAAGACGTCTCCGTCTAAATTTTTCTTAGAACCATTTATGACCTTTTTCTGTCTAGTTATAACTTGTTGAATAATTTCAGGTTTATATTCAGAATGTATTAAGATATCTGGTATAAAACTGGAATAATACGCGTTTCCGTCTTCTGTAGCAGATATAGCTACTCCAGCATTAATTCTTCTAAGGTAATAAAGTATATCAGCAACTAATGTACTTTTACCTGTTCCTCTTTTACCAATAAAAACGCACGTAGCGGGTCCAGAACCGGATGCACGTCTTTCTTCAATTTTCTTAGGATTGAATTTTGACAAAGAAATAGACATATTATTATAACTGTATTTTTATTTTAAAATTTGATTTACTCCCAATAATTAGTTGTTAATATATCATCGGGTTCCAAAGTTATATAAGAATAAAAAATGCTACAGAATATTCCTAAAATTATAGAAGTTACAACATTAAATGCATAATTTTCGTCTTTATTCTCGTCGATGTAATTAATAGCCATAAAAGAAAAAAGAGCAATCAATAAAATTATAACCAAAGAACTTAAATCAAATACGTAAAAATCTAGAAAGGTCATTATTAGTTTAATAATATAATTTTAAATTGTAAATACAAACTTAAAAAAATACATCATATAATATATAACATATAAATGGGAGTTACAATTAAAGATCTTTCTACTTATAATTCTATTAATAGTATTAATTTTGGAGAAAAGATAGTATTTTTAAAATTTGGAGCAGATTGGTGCATACCGTGCATCGAACTTGATAAAGTTCTTGTAAATGTATCAGACAGTATGCTTTATCATATATCAATCGACAATGAAGATTTTGAATCTTTTTTTATGGATAACAAGATTTATACAGTACCTGATACTATAGTTAAGTACAAAGATGCAACTACTCGATTTCAGGGTTTGCGGACTGAAGAACAAATTATGAAAATCATAGAAGAACTAAAGAAAGCGAGCGAGTAAATCCGATGCCAAATTTTACAAAAAAATAACTGGTTTAAAAATTTAGTTCATTTTATAATCAGTTATCACACATTATGGCGGAAAACTACAAGAAGTACACTCAAATCGAACATATTATAGCAAGGCCTGGTATGTACGTCGGAGATACCAAAGATACAACCAGTGATTGCTGGATAATTGTCGATAATAAAGCTGAACTCAAGTCTTGTAAATGGAATCCTGGAATATTTAAGATTTTCGATGAAATTTTGGTAAATGCAGCAGATGAGGTCCAACGTAACAAATCTGTTAAGTGTATCAAAGTTAAAATCGAAAATGACGAAATCTCAATTTTTAATGACTCTGGAATCCCTATTGAAATTCACCCAGAGTACAAAGTTTATATTCCGGAACTAATTTTCGCCAATCTTCTAACATCAAGTAACTACGATGACTCCCAAAAAAGAACCACGGGCGGTCTTAATGGTCTGGGAGCTAAGTTAACTGCCATTTTCTCTCAGTACTTTACCGTTGAGACTGCAAAAGATGGCAAGAAATACACACAGAAGTTCGAAAAAAATTTAAGTAAAATCAATAAACCTGAGATTTCTTCTTGTAAAAGCGAGTACACAAAAATTACATTTAAACCAGACTTTGAAAAGTTTGGAACAACAGGTATCACAGATGATACACTGGCGGTTCTATCCAAGCGTGTATTTGACATCTGTGCAATGACAAGTAAAGATGTCAGTGTTTACCTAAATGATAAAAAACTAACAATTAAGGACTTTTCTGAATACATTTCAGCTTACATTGGTCCTAAGAAAAACTGTCCACGAGGTCGGCATCGCTCCTTCAGATACTGGTTTCCAATGTATATCGTTTGTAAATGGAATCAGTACTTCTGATGGAGGTTCACATGTCGACCATGTTGTAAACCCAATAATTAAGAAAGTTACAGAACTAATTCAAGAAAAACATAAAAATTTAACAATTAAACAGCAATACGTAAAAGACAATATCTTCGTATTTATCAATTGTCTCATCGAAAATGCTACTTATTCGTCGCAGACAAAGGAGAAGAACATTACCAAGATTTCAGATTTTGGTAGTAAATTTTCTGCATCTGATGATTTTATTACAACAGTCTCCAAGATGGGTATCATCGAGAATATTCTAGCTATCGCCGATGCCAAAGAAAAGAAGTCTCTTCAAAAAACAGATGGAAAGAAAACCAGTCGAGTTATAATTCCAAAACTAGACGATGCAAATAAAGCTGGAACAAAAGACTCAAAATTGTGTACTATAATTTTTACAGAGGGAGATTCAGCGAAAGCTACAGCTATCTCTGGTCTTTCTGTAGTAGGTCGCGACACTTATGGAGTTTTCCCTCTCCGTGGTAAACTTCTAAATACAAGAACAGCAACTTATGCACAGTTGTCAAAAAATGAAGAAATTAACAATATTAAGCAGATTCTTGGTCTTCAGAGTGGCAAGAAATATTCTTCTGTCTCTGAGCTAAGATATGGCAAAATTATGGTTATGACCGACGCAGACACTGATGGATTTCACATCAAAAGTCTGATAGTGAACTTCATCGGAAATGGTTGGCCAGAACTTCTAAAGACAGATTTCATTTCATCTCTTGTAACACCTGTCATTAAACTAACAAAGAAGTCTCAGATTATCCCATTCTATAATGTGGATGATTACAAAAAATACAAAAGTGAAAATAATATCTCAGGATTCAAAGTAAAATATTACAAGGGTCTCGGTACTAGCACATCGGCCGAGGCAAAAGAATATTTCAAAGATATGAAAACACTAAATTATAAAAATGAATCAAAAGAAGACGAAGAATATCTGAATCTAGCATTTACTAAAACAGAGGCAGATGCTAGGAAAAAGTGGATTCTAAGTAACATCAAGAGTCCCGAAACACTTGATTACAACATTAAAAAGGTAAACATAAAAGACCTTATTAATAAAGAACTTGTACTTTTTTCAATCGCAGACAACGTAAGGTCTATTCCGAGTCTCGTAGATGGACTCAAGCCCTCGCAAAGAAAGATAATATTTGCATGTATCAAGAGAAATCTTCATCAGGAAATAAAAGTATCTCAGTTAGCAGGTTATGTTTCTGAGGTATCAAGCTATCACCACGGTGAAGTAAGTCTTCAAGATACAATTGTAAATCTTGCACAAACATTCACGGGTTCTAATAATATGAATCTTCTAGAACCAGCTGGACAGTTTGGAACAAGACTTCAAGGTGGCAAAGACTCTTCTAGCCCAAGGTACATCTTCACACATCTATCGAAAAACTTTAAAGAATTGTTTAACAGTGATGACCTAGACTTGCTCGATTACCTAGACGACGATGGTCAATCAATTGAACCAAAGTTTTATGTTCCAACACTACCGATTGTTCTAATAAACGGTGCTTGTGGCATTGGAACTGGCTTCTCAACCGATATTCCATGTTTCAACCCAGATGATATCAAAGACCGCCTACTAAGACTTGTAGAGGACGAAGATTCAGAAATTGCAGAATTAACACCGTGGTATAAAGGATTTTCTGGAACTATCAAAAAAGTAGAAGAAAACAAATGGACTGCACATGGTAATTACAGTATCAAGGCAAATGTGATTACTGTTACAGAACTACCCATTGGAACATGGACTGAAGACTATAAAACATTTCTTGATAAGCTAGAAACTGAAAACATTATTTACGGCTATAAGAATATGTCAACCGAAACAACTGTAAATTTTGAAATAAAAATGCCCCTAGAGACTGTATACGAATGGAAAGATAATCGCGAGATTGAAAAGAAACTAAAACTAGTAAGTCACATATCCGCTAAAAACATGTACGTATTTAATGAGAAGAATGAAATAGTTAAAATGGAATCACCAGAAGAGATAATTTATCATTTCTGGAGAATCAGGAACGAATACTACATTAAGCGCCAAACTAATCTAGTAAATAAATTAAGCTACGAACTGAATGTTATTACAGCAAAGATTGACTTTGTAAACGATGTAATCGATGAAAATATCAAGGTGTTCCGTCAAAAGCTAGAATACATAAATAAACAACTAGAAGATAAAAAATACTTGAAAGTAGAAAATACATATACGTACCTCACAGATATGAAAATACATACATTTAGCGAGGACACCATATCAAAACTTACAAAGAAACAAAAAGAGCTACAAGAGACTTTGACAAAAATATCTGGTTACAAACTAAGAGATTTCTGGATGAACGACATTAACTAAATACATAAATACATGAATACATGAATACATAAATACATAAATATTATAGTCTCCTAGGAGACAAAGAAATTCATTTCATTTTAAAAATAAAATATTTGTATTAAATAAATTGAAATGAATTTCTTTATGGCTTTAGTTGTTGCAGTTTCTGCATGGATGACCTTCTCGGTTCTTAATGAACTAGCATCGGCCAAGGATGGTAAGGGTTGCTGCCAATCTAAGGATTGCGGCGAAGGTATGTTAGCGTCTCTATTGTGGTGGATGAATATAGCGGTTGCTCTAGTATTCACAATTTATGTTCTAATGGAACTCTACGATGAATACGGCGGCGTTGTAAAGTCGCGCGCGGTCTCTATGATGCGGAAGAATCCTGTTACAAAGAGCGTACAGATGGTTTTCGGTAATTAAGCTTCTGTAAACGTATTCTTTATTTCCAATAAAACTGGGGCATGGTCACTGGCTAGAGGTATACTTAGGTTATTTTCACCAATGTGTTTTAAACACTTACTGGCAATTTGATTACATTTGAAATTCTTAGTAAAGAAATAATCAAGTCGCCATCCTTTATTTCTATTTCTAGTTATAGCAATTCCATTTTCTTTTCTCTGTCTTGGGTCCCACCATGTATAAATAATGTCATCGTCTTTGATAGCATCTATGTATCCAATTGCTTGTAGATTTGTATAAAACTCTAGTTCGTGAGAATAATATCCAGGACCTTCTTCCACTTTAGTTCTGTCAAAATGTGTAGAGATAGCAACATTTAAGTCTCCGCAAAATACTACAGGTTCTGTTATATTATTTAGATAATCAATCATCGCTTCCATAAAAGAAATTTTGTTATCATAATTTGTACCGCTATTTGGAGCATAAACAGTAATACATTTAAAGGTTTCAAATGTAACTATTATAATTCGTCCCTCCGTGTCTTGATACCCAGGAAGTTCTGTAGAAATTTCTACTATGTTCATGTTTTCTTTGTAAAAAATAGAAGTACCAGAGTATCTATCAGCTGCTCTAGCACCCGACATTTTAGACTCGTTAAAGAAAGTCTTGTAACCAGGAACCTGTATTTTTTTAGAATTTTCAACACTACATCGTGTTTCTTGTATACAAATTATATCCGGGTCATAATCTTCTATGAGAGTTTTAATAGGGCTAGATTCCTGTGGGTAAATTAATTCATTCTTTTTAAGTTTAGAACTAATTTGTTCATTGAAAACCCTAGAACGAATACCGTTAACGTTCCAAGTAACTATCTTCATCTCGTTGCAATTTATACTTATTTTAGATACTTAATAATGATATTTTTTCGCAAATTTACTACTTTATCAATTTATTAATCTTGAAGAATAAGTTAACTTCATTCTCGTCCTGTGTAAACTTAAGAGGCCTTTGTTCGGGTGGATTCCATAATTTAGTTATTAATTTATAAGCATTTTCCCATTTTTCTGAACCTTCTGTAAGTATACAGATAGAATGGCAGTGATTTATTATAATATCATTTAAATCAGTTATCATCTTAATTAGTTTTATATAAGCAGGAAGAGGAAGTTCATGTTCTTTTTTACATAAACCTAGATTAATAAATAGATAATATATATCATTTTCTTCTTTGATGTATAACCAAGCATTTTTAAAATATTCTAAAAATTCCTGAAATCCTGGTTCGTTGTATTCTACATCGGCTATTAAATTAACATTAAACTTAGAGTCACTCTTATTTAAAGTTATATCAAAAGCATCTCTCTTTAAGATAGTTATATCTGCCATTTATTAAATACATTTAAAAATAAATTCTCTATTATTGCGCAAATATTACGTTTTTATATCATTATTAAGATATTTGTAAAATATGTAAGTGCGATTTATACTCTATACGATGTATTCAGAAATTATTACAGACGCTTTCTGGGATGAGATATCAGAAATGTTAGAAGAACAAAAAGAAAATAAAGAAGAAATTTGTGTTTGCAGTCATTTACATAAAGAGCATAATCAATCTGAGGGTACTGAAGTTTGTCTAGATTGCGGAGTTGTTGTTGCAAGTAGAATTTGTCAATCTTGTGAATGGAATAATTATAAATCAGAAGACGGCACATTCGGTGCATCTTCTCAGCGAGCAGACCTTTATGTATCGGATAATCCATACGAAGTATCAGGGACTATCCCTGGTTTTTATAAAAATAGTTTTGCCATGCGTCTTCATTTACAGTATACATTTAGTCACAAACAGAAAACCTTCTGGAAAATATCTGAAAAATTTCAGAGCTATTGTACGATAATAGGAATTCATCAAAGTGTATTACCGACTGCTAAAGATATGTGGCATATTTGTATGGAATCAGGAAAGCTAACGCGCGCGTCTGTTAGAAATGGTCTAATCTCGGCATGTCTTTATTATGCATGTGTCCATAACAATTTACCAATTGACCGCCAAAAACTTATAGACAACACAGAAGGAAACCAAAAAGGATTCTTAAAGGGTGAAAAGATATATCTTGAGATAATGGAAACCAATAAGTTTTATAAATATCTTGGAAAACAAAAGATAGATATCAAAGAAAATGACACGTTTGTAAAATTTTGCAGCGCACTTGAACTTCCCTTTAAAACTGTACACGTATGTAATGAGATATACACAGAATGTTTAGATAAATTAGATTCCGTGACACCTAAGTCCATAACAGCTGGTATTCTTTTCTTTGTGGTTAAAAATAAACTTAAGCTAAAACAGCCATCCAAGTCTAAGATATCACAGACTGTTAATGTTTGTATTCCAACTATAAATAAAGTGGTTTCAATTCTAGAAACAATATATTTAGACTAATTAATATGTTCCTTGTTTCAGCTATTTTGAGTTTTATAGTTCCGTTGCCTAATAACATTATTTATACGCCGAATATATCCCCACGTGCTAGCTTATTCCTAGATACCGATTTAATACATTCATTAGAACCTCCTTCGGGAGGTTCCCTAAAACTTTTAACACATCTAAATTCAGCAAACTGGGCTTATAATTGGTTAATGTACATTTCAGCAGAAGATACTCCAGAATTCGATGAACATTATTATATGGATTATTTTAACATGAGAGGACTTTCTAATATTTATACTAACGCTAACTTTTTCTACTTGGGATATTTCCCAGATGGTATGAAATGCGACGAAGGCCCGATGTATATATCTTTATTTGAGCTATTACATTCTAAAAGGGTATTCAACTGTAAAATAATAATAGAAAATCCACATTACATAGATTATAATTCTACTCTTAAAGAGTTTAAAGAAGAAGTAAAGCAATTAACGGACATCGCATATGTATTTTTTAAATATACAGACCTTAATACCCCAGGTCAACTAAGGTACTATCTAGATTGGAATTATGAAATTAATTAAAATGTGTATTATATTATAAATGGCAGACCCAACGATATTAGATTTGGGAAATTTACTAGGTATAAGATTGGGAAAAGATATATCTTCATTTACTAATATAGATAAACTTAAATATTTTATAGGTTTTAGACTATTAATACATTGTGATGAATGTCATGATTTTTTAGGTTCAAGAACCGGATGGAATCAAACTGCAAGAACGCAATTTTATGAAGGTAAAAGAAACAAGTTATATGAAGATATTACTTGGTATATAAATGAGCTTGGAGGACCAGGTAGTATTAATTATATAGGAAACGAATCGTTTTATACTATGTATAATTTAGGTATAAGAAAACCAGGAAGCCCTGGGTTGATCACTTGGGCGCGCGGAACCGCAAGAGGTGGTAAACCACAACCTGATTTTATAACTAATGATGAAATTGCAAAAAAAGTAGCTAACTTTGTTATAGTAAATATATTTGAGTTAAGGCCTCTAACATTATCTAAAATAATGGGATGCGGATTTGATTTTAATATTTATAAGATATCAGCTTTATTAACAGAGCTTAATACAGCAAGCGGCGGACCTCCTTGGATATCTGGTTCACCTCTTGGATTATGTGTAGATATGACAGTAAAGGGTAGAAATTTAGTTCCTTTTTATAATGTAATTTTCAATGATTATTTTAAAAGAAAAGCTAGAAAAGAATGTGCAGATGGCAGTATAGCAAGCATGTTACAACTTGGTTTTCGTCCAACAGAACCAGTTGTTGATGAAACAACTATTAAGTTTATACAAACACCTGCTCAACAGTTTGACTCGGCTGGAAAAGATACTATTGAAAAATTACTAGAGATTAATCCAGTTAATATTATACAACTGAAAGATATTATAGACCGCCCAGACAATACTCGTTTTACATTAAATTTTTTTGGAAAACCTATTATAATATATCGTTTTACACCACAGGCAGACCAAAATGCTGGAGTAAATTTATCAATAGATAAATATTTTTCTACAGGAGATGTAGGAGAAAG